AGATAACACCGGCCTCAATAAAACTATCATTTTGGGCGTATGCCGTATTCGATGCCCAGTTACCACGTGAATTGCCTATGTATGCGGCAGGGTCAATCCACGGGCCTCCATTGAGCAGGTTCGCCGCAGCCGCCTGTGTCGTGGTCGCGCCCGTGCAGCCATTGGCAATGGTATTGCCACCGATGCACCCCGTTTCGCCACCGGCCTCTAACTCCCATCCGCCTGAGGCGCAATGATAGCGCGTATTGGGCGATACTGCTGTATTCTGATAAGACTGCCCGAAGTTTGCAGAGGCGCAGGTCGCGCCAGTCGCAGTAGGCGTCCCAGCTATAGCAATCAATGGCCAGTTGACCTGCGTCACTGGGTTGATTTTCGACTGCGCGGCGCAGACCGCCGAAGCTACCGCCATGAAACCCAGCACTACAGTACACGCCGCCTTACCGAAAATAAATCGCATAAACTGAGTCTCCTGAAGAAGTAGAAAATGTCAAGGTTACTACTGCACCAATGATGGTATAGTCTAAGCCTAAGCGCTGCACTTGGCCATTGTAGCAGAAAGCTAGCAGCAGTGAAGGAGCATAACTCAGCGTATAGGCGCTGCCAGGAAATGCGCCGGCTGGCGACTCATTCACGAAGCTAGCGGCTAACATGGTACCTATGTTGGTGATGGTGAATGACTCTGCTGACAATGCTGGAATTGTTATCTCGCCGCCAAATATCAAATCCAGCAAATTCCAGTTATAGTTAGTAGCCACCTGCCAATTAGGTTGGTTGAAACCTGGTACTTGCAGGCCAACGTTCGGCGTGGATGTTTCACTTGCCATCTTCGCAGCCTCCTAGTAACCTACAGCTCGCCACTGTGCATTAATCGCCTGCCCTGTTGGAGCTATGATAGTAAATCCGTTCACCGATGTAACATAAGCGGATAGGAAAATGTTAGCTGCGCCATCCGTCACCACAACTGAGATTGATCCAACATTTACAAAGGCCACTGGGAATGTGACGTTGATAGACGTCGTGCCGCTCACACCGGCATTCCACTGGTCAAGTTTGCCGTCAGAATTTTTTTCCCAATAGCCATTTGCATTTGAACCATATGTAAATGGACTAGCAGGCAAAGCCGGTACGTACGATGTGCCATTGCCAGTCAGTACCTGCCCACTGGGTGCGCCGGAGGCCAGCGTAAGCGTGGTGAACTTTCCTGTAGAAGGCGATGAGTTACCAACCGGCGTATTGTTAATCCCACTCGCTGACATCAACGGGCTGATAGACGTAAGGTTTAACGCTGCATTGGCGATAAACATTTGCGCACTAGCAGCATTCGCGGTAGGATCAGGCTGCATCGCACCACTTCCAAATGCCGGACTGAACGCCACGGCGTGTCCGCCAGCTGAATCCTGGGCGTACAACACCACATAAATCTGCCCAGCAACCACGCCAGTCAATGACAGTTCAGTTGCACCCTGCAATGGTATTGAAAACGCTTGGAATGCTGCTGCATTTAACGCGATGGCCGGTGACCACGCCAGTGTTTGTATATTGCTTCTCAGGTCGGCAGTCGTCAATATATTAGACAGTTGAGTAACTAAAGTGGCGTAGTTGGAGTCAGATATACTGAAACCCTTATTAGCCATCATCTGAGCTAAGCCGGCCGCAATGACAGAAAGCTGGTACAAGGTTTTGTTAGCGGAGTCAGACGGCCAGATGCCGTCGACTCCGGCCCCACCAATGCGCGTCGTGTCTGCTAAGTATGCCGCATCAGTCTCTTGGTTAGCCTGTGATGAATTGAAAACAAGGATATTAGTTGTTCCTGCCACGGTTGCTCCTACCTACCACCAAGCGTATTGAACGTTGTCAATCGTGAACGACATGTGCCCTGCAGCAGCGTTTAAGTCTTGCTGTACCTGCAAGCAAGGTCCTGGAGCCCAACCGGCAACGTAAGCTGGAACATTCTGCATGCCTGTTGGTATTGTGAACAACACACCATCTAGTTGGATAGAAGCAAATGAGAACAACCGAGTCGTCGTGTCGAATTTGTAAGTGAACACAACAGCGTGAGCTATGCCAGGAGTTAATAGCCCTGGATTGAATCCGCAGTCTATCCAACTCTGTGCAGCGTTAACGATCTGAAAACGCCCACCCTCAGCGTAGTTCAATTGGCAGCTACCATTATAGTTATAGCCGGCCTCTGAAAGAATCGTGTCTATTTCAATGGCCTGAGCATAGGTAGCGCAGGCTGCGTCAACGGTGAGCGTAAAGCTAAGCTGCAAATTGCCCGTGTTTGTCAGGATAGGCCGCGGCGGTAGGTACGCCATCCAATCGGCATAGCCACCTGGCACGGTAGAACCGCTGCATGACAAGGTGGCCGCTGTGGCTGGATATGTGCCCTGTGTAAATGAATAAACCGCTGGCGGCACTCCGCCGATAGCAGCGAAGGTTGTTGGCGGCGTAGTTACTGGCGGCGCGCCAGACCCGCTAATATGCAGGCCCCATGTCGAAAGTGTCTGCAGATTAGGCGTGTCATATTGAATGGCACTGGTAACTACGACACTATTCACTACTTGCAATGCTGAGTTGTAACTGCCATTGCCGGCTTGGTTTGCCGCTATAACTACAGTACCTACGCCAGTTATAGTTAGTACATTTCCTGCGACTGTTCCAGGTCCAGATATGACACTGAAAACAACACTTAAACCTGAGCTTGCAGTGGCTGAAAGAGTAATCGGAGAAGCACCATTTACAACTGGTGACGTGAGTGGTACAAAAGTGATGGTCTGGTTCAAAAGCCCAGGTGTAGTAGACGCGCCTGACCAATACCCAACGTCAAAACCAGCCACAAAAGCATCATTAAGATCAAAGCCGAATGCTGGCAACTTACCCATATTGAACAGATACTCTACGCCCTCTGGCCGTGGAACTATTAGACCATTCTGAACTATGCCGGTAGTTACACCGTTCACGGCAAATCCGCAGATCATATCGATAAGTAGTGATGACGACAGGCCGCCAATAAACAATGTAGCCGTCATATTCTGATTGTCAGCTATTACAATGCGGGTAGTGGGAAACAGGTACGCCCAGATAGCATACAAGCTGCCAATAGTTCCATCCCACTGATTCTGTGCTATCTTTGCTTTGATGTATATCCTATAAGTAATGTCATCTAGTACAGGACTTACGCCGAAGCTTGGTTGAAACGGCAATACGCGGCCAGCCTGCGCAACGGTGCCCTTCGCGTCTAACTGCGCTCCAACGGCAGAGTCCAGATCCAAAGCGGTGTTCATCTTAACAAGGCACTGACTAACATCGTCGAATTTTTTCAGCAGCATTTTCAACAATGCATTCAGTTTCGGTGAGTTGGCATATTGAGATGTCAGCAATGCTTGGTAGTAACCTATCGGCAGCGACTCTAAAGGCTCATTGCCGTAACCGCCCAGGCCGTAGCCCTGCGTTCCGTAGTTCGGATTGCTCATAACCTACACCGCCGCCACAACAACATTGGCCGCTACGCCGCGCGCTGCCTGGTAAAACAGCAGCGTCAGGTCTGAGCTCACCGTGGGTTGAACCGCAGTCACATTTATCGTGGCACTGGTGCCGTAACCACCTGTGACAGCGAGCGCGTAGCCAGCGCCGGCAGTTGTAACTTGCGGTTGTATCCCTGTGATGCCGCCAGTGCCGTTGATACTGCTGACCGTCACGGTCCCACTGGTTCCACCGGCCACTGTCAGTACATCACCCACATGGTAACCAGAACCTGCGGCGTCTGGTATTACAGTGAAAAGCCCAGTGGCAGTCGTACCAAGTGTGACGCTTTTAATGGAGAATTCTGGCTGCGATAAATTAGGCGTCACAGCCAGCGCGGCCCCATACAAGGCCGAGTAAGTGATGCCCTCACCTATAGCCAGTGAATTCAAGTAGTTCACCAATGCCGTCTGGATGGCAGCCAGCGTGGTCGAGGTGAAACCTGACAGTCCGTGCACATACATGCCGATGTACGGTTGCACATAGCTGGGCTGGTAGTAACTGATGGTAGTCTCGTAGCCAGTGACTGGGTCAGTCACGACTACTGAAGTAGTGCCGTTGGTGAAGCACCCGATGGTCTTCTTGTTGTAGATGGTAGTGGCCACCGACAACGGCGGCCCACCCTCCACAACCATAGTGATGGAGTGTGCCGGATTGCCCCATGGGCTGTCGACGGCGCCGGTGGGATTCTCTATGGAAGTTCCAGGACCACCCGGCGTCGGATAACCTGGAGCCACACGCGTGACACCACTAACCGCCAAGATAGCGGCCACAGTGGCGGCAGTAGGAGTCACTGAAGGCAGCGCCACTGAAACAGCTTGGCGCGCCCGCAAAGCGGAGTCCGCCTCTACACTAGCGCCAGGCACAGCGGCTGACGCGTTACTTACTGATGTCCACCCGTTGGTGGGAGTGGCTATGATATTGATGGTTCCAACTTCAGCTGTGACACTGCCTGGCGTAGTGCATACAACTGTAACATTCGTGGTTCCAGTTACTAATGGCGTAGACGTCGGCAGCGCCCACAGATTACCGTTCTGATCTTGTACAAAAGCATTTGTAAGTATGACGTTAGCTGCACTAACACACGCCACTAACGCGGTGGAGTACGAGAACGGCAGCCGAGCCAAGCCATTCATTTTTACTACGCGGTCCAGTCCAACTCCGACAGCGGTCAATGGTGATGCTTGATTGTAGGCCAGTTGCAAACCGGCATTTGTGTCGGCCTGCTTAAGCGATACGATGGACAGCAGTTGATAGATTGCCGAGTCAGGACCGACATATTGATTAGCGCCGTAGATATTCAAATACGACTGAAGATTGTCGGCCAGAATGGAGGCATAAGACGCTGTAGTAAGCCCGGCGGGTCCTACTGAGGGCGGTACGTATGCGGGAGTCGACATAGTTATACATCCAGACTCGCCGAAGACCCCGGCGTGTTGGTTACGTTGACAGGACCGAAAGCCGTCTGCGCTGAGGCGCTGAACTTGAATGCTCCGTTTTCAAATGCTGCAGCCACGCTAGAAACTCCAGTAACAAACGGCGCGCCTTGTACCAGCGCCTGTACTAGCGACTGCATAGCCACTTGATTGGCTGGTATTGTCAACTGCCCCAGCATAGACTGAAATACTGGTAGACCAAGATTGAGATTCTCCCACCATTCGCCCATAAATAATCGCAGCTGAGTCAAGATAACTTGCGTCACCGCGGCCTGGTCGGTAAGCTGCGAGTTAGGATCGAACACTGGATCATAGCCAGCATCCAAAAGCAGATAAGTTATGCTGGGCATATTAGATGCACCCTAACTGCGCCGCTCGCGCTGCGATAGCCGCCTCTAGCGCTATTTGCTTAGCCATCAAGAGAGTTGCTTGACTAATAGCATTAGTATGCATGACTAGCATTGGAGCAATCATGTTGGTGATCCAAGTTATTACAGATGGAAGATCTGTCGGCACCGCTATAAGAGCGGCTAAGGCTGCTATTTGGCTGTTAACGGCAGTTATCTCAGCTTCTACTGATGGAATCATAGCTGCCTGTAACAACGCTAAAGCTACGCAGGAAGGCGCCGCTTCAATGGCTGCTATTTGAGAAGTAAAAAATGCAGTGTTTACTAATGCTGTACCTTGTGGCTGCATAACAGTCCTCAGAAGATGTTTGTTATAATGCCATCTTGAACAGTAGCGATTTGACCAGTAGGTGTTGTAAGGCTGCCAGTGGCGCCGTTTCCAACTTGCAAGTTTTGTGATGCAGATGCTAATGGCGAATTGATAGTTACTGAACTCGTGGCATTAACCGTCACGCTCGGCGCCGTTACGGTTACAGCCGGTGCCGTCATAGTCACGCCGGTCGTCGCCACATCTATGACAACTGCGCCGTCATCACTGCGTAGTTGCGCTGACGTGGTGGAGTAACTCGGCAGCAACCGCTGCTGGCTCCACGGACCAGGGATGCAGAAGGCATCTGATAAGTCGTGGCGACGCAGTTCAAACTGTACGTTCTGCCAACCGCCGTTGGCCCACCAAGTGTCGATGCACAGGTCGGCGAATACTACTAGGCACTCGTCACCAGCTTTCAACGGCAGCGTTAGTGAGAAGCCGCCGCCGCGCGGCAGCACCACCGGCACGTCTAATAACTGATGTATTGCCACGTCGACTTGACCTGCGGGGTCTTGCATGCGCTCCATCACCGTCAACTGCACCATGACAGTCTGCTTGACTGCATCGAACTTTGTGATGACGCCAGGCATAGCTACGCGCATGTCGCACGCCGCTTGATGCAGTAAATCAGTCCACTGAGCCGCATTGACAGCGCTGCGTACCTGTGGACTAAGATTGGTAGATGCGGCTGCATTATTTGCCATAAAGCCTAGACTCCAGTCAAAAATATGCCGCGCAGTGCATTTTGAGTCCATGTGCGTGTAAACCCGCGCACATCTGTCTGCCATAGATTGCCGCGTGTATCGCCGCGGTGATGCACCTCAGCTATGACGTATGAACTATCCACCGCTAAAGGCATGTATGGACCCTGCGGAAACTGACGTACTAACTGGTCTATCACAACATTGTTTAGCGCTATCAGTAGCGGCGGCATCTGTACCTTGAGCCGAGGGTCAAGCAGCACGCTGAACTCCACACCGCAATCAGTTTGCCGCGGCGTTCCTATTAGAGTATATGACGTCGTAACTGATGGAGCGGCGCCAACCCAGTTAGCAGGCAATGGCGGCGAATAGGTGTACGCAGGTGTAGCAGTTCCAGAATCTATCGGTCCGATAGCATAACCCTTAGGAGCTTTGAACCATGTCATGTTGTGAGCGTCAGCCAACTGCTCAAAATACTTATTAACCCCGCCAAACACCACCTTGCCGCGCAGATACTTAGTAGCGCTAAGCGCGGTGGGTAGCGGTGCGATCATTGTTGTCGGCACAGCTGACTGGCCATTTAATGCTGTAATCATCTGCGCCACTACAGTAGCTTGTGTAGTGTTTTGTGCTTGGTTGAAGTTAATGCGCCGCAGTTCACGAGGGTCAGTAGCGAAACAGTGAAATGTCAACTTGATGTCGACTACGTCTTCACGTGTCAGCAGCACCTGCATTACAGCACCGCTCCAGATAACCTGCTGATTACCGATGGATTGGTAACCGGCGCTAAGCGTCACCCACTGAGCGCTCGTCAGAGCATTCGCCATAGCATTGATGCACATCAAACGTGATGCGCAGTGCCTCAGGTTCCCATGCACTGCTGGATATGGTAACTCCTGGCGAACCAGACCCGTCGGGAGTGCTGTAGACGGTAAGCGTGTAGGCACGACCCCAGTACGGCGTAGTAGATGCCAACGGCATAGTGCTCATAGAGATGCTTTGTCCTCGTACACCGTATAACTGTAAAGAGAATTGTCATCACTGTTTCTGCGCGTGCTATACAATCGCAGCCACATCTGCACAGTCCTAGGCAGACTCACTTTATATGGCCGAACTACTTCAAAATCTTTGTAAGTGGTTGCCAAGATAGTAGCTAGATCGTTAATTTCATTGGCATCTAAATTGTTGATGTCACATCTTGCAATACCGACTACTGGGTAGTCCGACCCTACTGACTCTACTTCAAGGTAGGCACTGACCACCTGTGAGAAGTCTACCGCGGCTAGTTTCTTTGCGTCAAAAAATTTCATGTTAACCCTCCTTGCAGGATTGGTTATGAAGCGTTAAGATGTAGTGTCCCCCCAAACCAACAAGAAGTCAGAACCTAAGTCATTCGCGCCTGGGTAATCAGCATCAGAACTACCAACGTTCAACAAGTAGGCGCTGCCGATGGCAAGGTAGGCATGTTGAGCCAGCATGTTAGCAGCTGGATACACACCTGTCAGCATTGGCACTGAGTCAAGAAGCAGCGC